AATATTAAACATAAAATTATTTTTAACAGCTAAAAAAGAACCATAAAAATCTACGCCATGTAGAAAACTATGTTCGTGCAATAGCTTACTTGTTAAAAATGTGAAAAATCCATCAATATAGGCAGAATTGTTTCGGTCTAACATTTTTGGATGCGAATTAGAGAGACCGAATTGTGGCAGATTTAGTAAATTATCAGAAACATCATATTTATCAGTAATATATTTAATTGGATCTAAAAGGGGACAATACTTAAAGAAAATCTTGGCATCTTTTGTATCATTTGATTGTGTGTTTAACAGCTTTCCGTTAAATTTATTATCGCTTAATTTTTCATTTAAGCTATTGACAATATACAAATTGTTTAAATTGATATTGTTGTAATTTTGCTCACTTAAATTGAAAAATTTATCATATATTGGAATATAGTTTTGCACGTTGCGGGCTCCCAATAATGTGTCGTTTTTACAATTATCAAAAAACGTGCCATTATTATTTTTCTTATAATGAATCTCCATATAGCTAAAATAGATATAAAATATTATCACTTTTTAACTTATTATTATTTTTTTTGCTAAGTTATCTAAGTTATCGAAGGATTTATTGCGTTTTTGACTTTTATTTATTTTCCAAAGATGTAGTAATATGACTCTTGAACTTAAAAAGTTTGATATGAAATCTATTAATTTTAAACCAGAAGAGAATAGTGGTCCAGTCGTCGTATTAATTGGGCGGCGTGACACAGGTAAATCTTATTTGGTAAGAGATTTACTATATTATCACCAGGATATTCCAATCGGAACAGTTATCTCAGGAACAGAAGCTGGAAACGGCTTTTATTCGGTTCATGTACCTAAATTATTTATCCATGACGAATATAATACTGCCATTATTGAAAATATCTTAAAACGCCAGCGCACAGTCTTAAAACAAATGAAAAAAGAAACCGAAGTATACAAACGTTCAACAATTGACCCCCGTACATTTGTTATTTTAGATGATTGTCTTTTTGATGCTAGTTGGACTAAGGATAAAGTGATGCGTCTCCTATTTATGAATGGGCGTCATTGGAAGGTGTTTTTAGTCATTACAATGCAATATCCTCTCGGTATCCCACCTAACCTGCGAACAAATATTGATTATGTTTTTATTTTGCGAGAGCCGTATATTTCCAATCGCAAGCGTATATATGAGAATTACGCGGGTATGTTCCCAACTTTTGAGTCCTTTTGTCAAGTGATGGATCAATGCACTGAGAATTTCGAGTGCCTTGTTATTAGAAATAATGCAAAGAGTAACAAATTACAAGACCAGATTTTTTGGTATAAGGCGGAGCCTCATAAGGACTTCAAGCTGGGTGCAAAGGAATTCTGGGAAATTTCAAAGAATATGAACTCGGATGATGAGGATGAAGCGTATGACCCCAATAATAAATCAGTAAAGAAGGGTCCAAAAATCAGTGTCAAAAAAAGCAAATGGTAAATCCGCTTTTAAAACTAAAAGGGGATAAAGATTATTTTATAACTTGATATTGACTATCAAAAAGCGGTTTCCCGTGTGGGAAAGCGGTTTTAAAGAAAATTGATATATTTTTTTATAATAAATTTATATCAATCAAGGAATCAAAGAATCAAAGAATCAATGAATAACGAATTGCGGAGAATGCATGGCGTTCCCACATTTAAAAAGCGTTTTACGAATGAAATGCCAAAACTTTTATGTATATACGAAAATCCGAAGATTGAATATAGTAAAGATATAATTCGTTTAGAAATACAATATTCTGGTATCAATATTTTACTGGAATTCAAAGACAGATATCCATTTAGACCACCGAATGTAGTATTAAATTCAATACCTTATCTTACATATTTGCAATTTAAAACCGAAGATCAGAAATGTATGTGTTGTGTATCAAAAATGTGTATGAAGAATTCGCATACGTCTCATAGCATACCATTAATATTAAATGAGATTTATACAAATATTAAAATGAAGCAGCTAAAAACATATTTATTATTGATAAATGTGATTAAGAATAAATATTTAATTCAGGATATTCCATTAGAGAATTGGATTTAATCAACCACATCAGATTCATCCTTTTTAGCGGTTCCAGACACTTCGTCTACCGGTTCAATCTCAACAATTCTTTCAGCTTGGGTTAATTGCGATAGACCGTGGTCGGAATTCTTATGATCGATTACAACATTGTCTCCCTCAAAGAGCTCTCTTCTAATATCCGCAACCGCAGTAGGTTCATCGCTGTTACCAAGCGCGGACTCGGTTGTATTCATATTTGCTACATTAACAAGCTCACCATCCTCGTTAATAGTTTGACTTAACTTATTTCCACTTTCAAGCGCCTTTTTCTTATTATCTTCAATCGCCTGCTCCTTGGATTCGCGAACACGCTTCTCGAACTGCATCTTAGCAGACGCCTCGTTCTTATTCTTCTCGCTCATCAGCTCATTTAACTCCGATTCGAGATATTCAACACGTCCAGTCTTGTATGCTTCCGGGTGAAATGGCATCCAAATACCAACGGGTCCAACATATACATCGTGATTCGGGTCAATCTCCCTTAGCATTTTGCAGCGGAGCTCAGCCTCCTGCTGATTCGGGAACACGCCACGGATTTTCACGCCTCGGGTAGAAGTCTGGAAATTATATGTGTCATTGAAATTTGCTTCGAGAGATTCCTCGTTTGTATCGAGAAAATTCTTGTATTCATCTTCTAATGTAGAGAGAAATAGCTTATCTTTTTCATCAGATACAAATTCTTTTAGATCCTCAGACAATTTATCAAAATCCATGTTATATTTGTATGCAAGAAAACTAAGAAATTGGGTGAACTTCTCCATAGATTTAGAGAATTCCCATTTCTTTAAAAATTCGTCAAAAAAGAACATTTCCTTTTGTTTCAAAATCTTCTCTGGTGAAATGAAGGACAAACAAGCGAATTTCTGTCCAGCAAGTGGCTTATCCTCATCTAATAAATCAACATATTTAGAGTCCGCTTCTGTCATAATATATATTTTACATAGAATTCATTTAAGTTTTTTAAACTTATTATATTTATAATAAATTAATTGCCTTTTAATTATGAGATAATTATTAATTCTATTTTAGTTCTTTTATTTTCTTTCTATTTAGTATAAGATGAATCAAATGTTTGACATGGGTGAATTACTTAGACGTGCTATTAAGTATTTAGTTGAGGGTTTGATGGTTGCTATTGCTGCTTTCGCGATCCCCCAGAAGCAGTTAAAGCTTGACGAGATTTGCTTGATTGCCCTAACTGCGGCTGCTACATTCAGTATCCTTGATACTTACATTCCCAGCATGGGTGGTTCGGCGCGAATGGGTGCTGGATTCGGTATTGGCGCTAACCTTGTTGGTTTCCCCGCTTAAATATAAATCATATACAACAATAAATATTCGATAATACTTATTGTTTTTTTCATAAACTTCCATAAATTCGCTTTACGATTGTCATCTATAAATATATTTGTAAGTATTTAGACATAACTATATAATAATTTTAATAATGCAGTTTCTACTTCACTTATTAGTTGTAAGTTTAGTAGATTATACATCTGTTAAGATAACGAAGATTATAAACAAACAAACACTCATCGATGATAATACTCGATGGTTTTTTATTCATAGTATTGGTAATTTTTTAGTAAGTTATAATGCTCTCCCAGATATATATTCGTGTTTTAAGGACCCAATCTATTGTCATGAACTATCTTGGACCGACAATTCATTTTATGTTTTTTATTTATCTATGGCCATGCATTTATATCATTCTTTATTTTTTAGATTAAATCGTGCAGATATAATTCATCATATTGTAATGTGTTGTATTTGCGGTCCAATCACATATTATCAACAGAGGTTAATTTCTACAAATGCAATATTCTTTCTTACCGGATTCCCTGGATGCATTGATTATTTATTATTATATTTGGTTAAAATTAATAAGTTAGCAAAAAATACAGAAAAAATAATTTATGTATATTTGACAACTTGGATTCGTTCACCTGGATTATGTAGTCTATCGTTATTTACTTTATATGGATTAAATGATTATTATTATTCTGATTTTACATTTTTTCTTATGTCATTATTAAATGTTTTACTTGTTTTTTGGAATGGGCAATATTATATGATGCGAACGTGTATTGATTACGGTTATAAAATGGGTCAATTATCTTATACAAATAAATGAACATTCCAATCAAACTCCGTAATCAAACCCCATAATAATCCCCCCCCATATAATATCCCAAAACCCA